CGCAGTGCCTCGGTCTTGCGCATACCTGTGTCGATGTAGAACGCTATCAGATCGGCAAAAGCCTCGCGGCCTGTGTTATGGAACCATTCCATCACCCGCAATTCTTCAGCCTCTGATAGGAACCTGACGCGGCCTTTGGTCAACCGGCGTCCCTGCATGCGTGTAGGCCTAGCCCTCATGCGGCCACGTTTCATTGCGTGTAGCTGCATTTGGTATAGCAGGGTGCCGAGGTAGTTAACTACGCTTGCAGAGTATCCTTTCTCCTGCGTCAGGAAGTCGAAGAACTCAGCGATCCTGATCGATGATACCTCATCCAATGAGCGATGGGGCCCAAAGAAACCCAAGATCATCTTACCGTACCATGTAAACTTTTTAGGGTTGGAAGATGATGCCGGTGACTGCGCGACACGGTGGTCAACGAACGCATTCCAAGCTGTTTGGACATCCCACACATCGTATTCTGCGGAGTGTCCATCGATTATGCCCAGACGCAGCCTTTCGGCCACCTCTATGGCTGCGGCTAGGGTGCCGCACGTTGCTGTTTTTCTTTCCCCGTTGACCTGTACAGATACGCGAAACTTATCGCCCCTCTGCACGATGCCTTTGGGTAGTTTACTAGGCATTCATAATCTCCTTGATGCGCTGGGCTAAAATCTTGCCCTTTGGTGTAAGCTCCACAATCCGCTGACGCTCATCGTCAGGGCTTGGAGTTTGCTTGAGCAGCTGGAAGCCTTCCGGTCTATCGTAGCTGCGGTCAGCCATCCCCCTGATCTGTCGGTTGATGGTTGTTTGTGTCATGTTGAGAGCTGCCGGTAAGTCTCTGGTCTCAACTATCTGATCGTTTCTGGCAGCAATGTAGCAAAACATGGCGATCATGTTTGCAGTAGATTTGTGGTGGAAGTTTAGGAATTCATCCATCACCAGCCGTACCTTTTCGAGGTCGTGCGTCATTAACTTTCTCCCTGTTCATAACATAGAATTCTATAGACATCCTAAGCCTGTAAATTCCTATCAAATATATTGTCGATTTCAAACCTTTTTCGCTTACTACATGGTTGCGAATGCCTGTAAAGGTTTCAACTTGGTCCTGATACACATCTATTTGTATGTTTCTCATTCGGTATTCCTCAGATTATTCAATATTCTACAGATCAGATCGTTCGATCTATATCTGCTGTTACGCCGTCAATCGTTTCCAACGATAACGGTTCGAAATCATTAATATGGGTCATTCATCACCTCATTTCTTATGTAAATGTTCGCGAATTTAACGCTACAAGGTTGGCAATGTCAGCATGAAAGTCACTCGCAAACTGACAGTGTTTCTGCACCTAAAGAAAATGTAGAACAAAATAGCAACATCCTTGTATCTCGAGGCAACAGTATCAGTCAAATTAAAATGGCACACTCCCATCAGAGCCTCGAGGATCGTTGAAGTATCCCTTTGATAGGTGAAGGTGGCGCGGGTCATCTTTAGCTTCTGACAGGGCCTCTCCAGCTGTCTCAGGTAGCACTCCGAGTTCCCGAAGGTGCCGCTCGATTTCATGGTCTAACATGGTGGTTTCCTTTCAGTCGATGTAAACAATTGTGGTTCCTCTGAGGGGCATGCCAGCCCCCCAAACGTCATCCTCTGGCATGCATAAATACTTGCGCATGCTCCGACAGTAATCGTCACGGATGAAGATTTTCTTGGCCTCTGGTTTGCGTTTAAAATACGCGCCATTCGGTAGGTCTGCGAGTTTGATCGGGGTCATGCTCATTGTGTTACCTCCGCAATAATCTGCAAGTGACGATCAGTGCCGCCGGTTAATTCAAGATTTTCTTCGATGAATTTTTGATGTATGCGCCGCCGCTGGGCATATGAAGCATCACGCATGGCATGCTTTGCTTCCTGCCCCCAGAAATAGGCGACACCTAAATAGCTTAGGGTGCCTACATAAGTTTCATCTAAGGCTATTATGCCGCAGAAAGCTTCAAAGCTTACTGTATTTAAATTGAGTGATTGTCGGCTCATTGTGCTACCCCCTCGAGGCGCACGGCGTAATCATCCAGAGCATCCAGCAACTTGTCGAAATAGTGCCCATGGTGGCAGGCGTTATCGATTTCATTGAAAACCCATGTGACCCATTGGCCGTTAAACTTGGCCAAGACGTGATGCAGATACCAGTCGCCCGAGTGCGGGAACCGATCAGCGATAAAGACTTTTGAGCCGTTTGATGGTTTGATATTCGACATTGTGTTTTCCTCTCAAAATCATGCAGGGATTTGCATGGCTAGGCCCACCGGTATCGATGGACCCGCGATGCAAACCTAGTGGAGCGGGTAGGACACATTTGGAACGCTATGGGTCCAACAGGCGCGGCAATCGCCACAGTTGCCACCTTGCTGCGAAGCTGGGCAGATATGGCCTGCAGGCGTATCGCCTTTGCGGTGGACTGTGGACGTATTGGCATGCCCAGAGATTGGCTTGTCACCGATCATGGTGGAGCTAATCCGAATGATCAGATTGTCGGGAACAATGCCCCCAGCTGCGCGGAAATCTTTGACAATCTTGGCCTCACGGGTAGGGAGCCAATGGGAAATATCTGGGGTCAATTCTGCCGCCTTGCAAATGGCGCCCAGCATATCGACAGAGGCAAGGTCACCGCTGTCAAACCACCGGTGGAACAACTCGCCAGATTTCTTAGCCATGCGATTGATCTGGAATGCTGCGCCTGCCGCCCATTTATCCGGGCTTGTGGCAATCATGCGAGTTGCTGCGAGATAGTTGTCAGTCCAGCCTTTATCAACGCTAGGGCGCAGCTTCTGCAATTTGATTGCATAGCACCGGTCACAGACAGACCCTTTGACATTCACAAGCTTGCCACCGACACCGCAATGCTTTGCAGATATGGCGAATGTGCTACCGGGCATTTTTGAGTTGCGATTGGAAAGCTTGCCGGTGATTTCTTGAGCGGCTTTGAGTGTTTTGATATCGTGATGTGTCATGGTAGTTACTCCCAGAAATTCGTTAGATTTAAAGATCAAGAAAGGCGAAGGATACGCCGGCGCAGGCTGTCAGAAGCAAGGTCATGCAAGCGCCGGTTATGTCACCGGTAGATGCTAGCAGGAGCGCCAGTAGGATCGAAGTAAAGGTGCAGGTAGCAAGGATAAACTGAAGGAAAGTTGTCATTTGGTAGTACCTCTTTGGTTATGCTGCAGCGCAGCGTGAATGGCCTCAACAAGAGCCGATAACCAATTACTAATCTTTTCTCGTTAGGATTGGCAATAGAAAAAATGCACCGGATAGCAAAATAATTTCGAAAACGGCAGGAAATACCAATAAAATATGACAAAGAAAAAACCAGCAAAGCGACGCAGGGACCGGCAGAATTCTACCAGATACCGGCAGCATTGGCATGTGTGTCTATATAATGGCCCGGAAAAAACGGCAGATCGGCAGGTGATTTGCGGTAACCGGCAGGCAATCGATCGGCACCGGCAGGCGCTGCGAGATAGCGGCAGGATTGCGGCAGGATTGCGGCGGGAATAGGGCATTCGAAAACGGTAGATAAAACCCAGAAAGCCAAGGCAATCTGCAGGTATCGCGCAGGCCTATAAATATGGCGGGAATTAGTGGCAAATACTGTACCCCACCCCCCTAATATCAATGACTTAGCGGGCCTCTGGTGCAGAATTGGTGCAGATCGCCCCCGGATCAGGCCGAAAATCATGGCTGAGGCAGGGGGGGAAAGCAAGATTCGGTCTATATCGTATACCACCTCAGATTTTTTTACCTGAATTATTCGCCTGCTCCCGATCTACAGAAGCTTGCCGTTCTCCTGCAGTCATCTCGCGGATACTCCCAGCTAACCTAGCAAGTATCTCCCTATCTTCTTCAGCTATCCTGTCGGCTACTTCAAGAGCCTCTGTTACACCATCCGCATTTCTCATGGGCAATCCTATTGATATCTACACGGGTGATACCGATGTCTTTCAGTTCACTATTGGAATGCCAGCGGAGTTGGTTAGCTGCTTTCTCTGCTAGTCGGTGGTACTTATAGTCTGCCCATAGGGTCTTACAGTAGCTCACAGCTACTTTTAGTTTACTATACATCTAATTCTCTAATTACTTGGAGGGGGGTTGGTGGGGGTTACCCCTACAGATGTTACATCATGACATTGAACACGAAGTAGGACTACAGTACCTATAGGTATCTATAGTATATCTATATATATCTGAACGGGGGGAGGGGGTTTACCCTATAGTGCAACCTAATTGTAAACCCCTAGTAACCCTACCATTTCATATTGGATGTATCGCCACCTAAGTGGCCTGTAATAACTGCTAGTCCCATGTCAGCTGACCTACGGACTTTATTGATTTCATCCATGAGCATTTCTTCTCTACGGGAGTTGATCTGCCTGTCAGCATCTTGAGCCATTGCATCTACCCAGTATTGAACTGCCATAGCTAGGGAGTCCAAGCGGTCATCGTTAGACAACGCTCCTCTCTCTGCGGTTACCCTAGTTAGCTGGTACATCAGCTGGTATCTGAGGGATTGTTCAGGAGGGAGGTGTTGTGTGCTTTCGTAGTCCTGCTTGATGACCTTCTTGTCTATGACAAGCTTGTGCTGGTTCATCACAGGTTCTAGCACATCGATGATACGCTTCTCTTTCTGGGTGTTGTGTCTAACTTCACTCAAGGTAACTGGGTGTATCTTGCTGAGAACTGGAGTAATCAGCTGGTTAAACATACCGTCACCAAAGTTGCTCTCTACGATAATCTCGTTGACCTGTTCTTCTTTAGCAATCAGCGAGAGTTTCTGTAGGGCTTCTTCAGAATACCCACCGGCTACCCCACCACATCTGCGGACATAGAGGTATCCATTGAGCATCTTAACCACAGCGTAGCCTGTTTCATCCTTACCTCTACCAGAGGGGTCAATAGACATTACAGACCCGCTGTATTCTACGAATTGATCGGAGATATACATGGGCTTGTGGTAGTGGTCACCGTTGAAGGCTACGTTAGGAAGCTCTTGGACTACATACTGTTCACCAGATGCCCATACGACCTTCTCAGGAGCCTCCTGAGTGGGTATATCCATCACTACTAGGTCAGACACCTTGAGAGGGTATCTTTCGGCATCAGAGAGCCTTGTATCTAGCATGAACTGCAAGGCAAACCCTGAGCGTCCGTAGGAAGCTTCCCGTTCTGCTAGGTCATAGTCGTTGAACCTGTTAGGGTCTGTAGATTTCCCCACAAGTTCTGGGTCATTCTCTAGCTCTCGTTTGACTTTAGGGGCCAGCTTGTCACCTAGAGACACCAATTGGTCTTCGTTAGGATACCTAGCAGGCCAGATGCGTACCTTGTAGCCACGATCTGGTAGTTTGTTGTAGAGGCTCTCTTGGTTCTGCGGTGTACCGAGGTAGATGATACGTCCGTTAGGCTTCAAGATAGCGTCAAATTCTTTTACAGCTTCTGAGAGTTTATCTCTCATGCCCTGTGTGGCTGAGTTGTTAGGAACCTCGATGTCATCTGCAATCAATACGTCAGCGCGAGACCCTGCTAGCTGTCCTGTAACACCTACAGATTTCACTGAGGGTGCGTGTGAGGCGTTAGCTGGGCCAACATCGAAGCTGATCTTAGATTGTCTCTGGTCACTGTGGGGGATGAGGTGCTGCAGTATGGGCATCTCATTGATGAGGCGCAGCGTAAAGGTTGTGAAGTCATCTGCGCGTGTCTTAGAGGCAGATACAACCAAGATGTTTAGCTGCGGGTTCATGTATAGTAGCCATACGACATAGGCCGATGTAATCCACGATTTCCCTACACCTCGGAAAGCTTCCACGATGATCCGCTTCTCACCGTTCTGGATGTGTTTAGCTATGTCGTATTGTACTGGTGTAGGGTCTGGGAGGTTCAGGTGTTGCCAACAGACGAACAAGAATTTGCGGAAGTCGCTTAGAGGGTCTTTGTCTATTGGCACACCGAGTGATGTACGATCTGTGAACATATATTAGTGGCGCATTTCTGACGCGTCTGC